ATTTCAAAGCGGAGCTCATCTTCATGAGACCCAGAATATTCAAGCGAGGTGATTTGAAAGGCCCCCTCGACCGTCCCAAAATCTGGAATGATGACTTGCCAGTCGCGAATGGTGCCGTCGAAGAAATAGCCTCTGACAAGAGCGTCGGAGGCTTCATCCTTGAAGATGCCGCCGCCGCTGAGGCTGGCTGTTTTGACGCCAGCGCCGGCCAGCAACTCCCGCCAGGCGCCTGCTGACTCCGCGTGGGTCACATTGACGGTTCTGGTGTTGAAGGAAATTGCCCTGGCCCGAAGTCCGGCCAGGGTTGTGAAGGTCCCCAGACCATCGCTGTCAATTTTGAGCAGCAGGTCTTTGCCACGTTGAGCGGTCATGCTCCCGTCTCCTTTGTTGGTCTGCGTAAAGATTTCAGGTTGTGGGTTCTGTGTAGGCACGAAAGACAAGGCGACCGCGAAGGGCCTCTGGCTTGGCTGCATAAGAAACGCTCGCGCGCTCCAGCTGTAGATTCACAAGCACATGGCCGGTCATGGGCAGGCTTGCATCCTGCAGCGCCTCATTGATGGCGCTCATAATCTCTTTTGTTTCCCGTCGTCCACGGGCCCGCGACCAGACAGAAAGGGCGAGACGATGAATGGCAGCGCCCTCGCTTTCTGCACCGTCAGGCTCCACCTCTGTGTCGCCAAGCGTCACGAAGGGAAAGGCCGCATCCTGGGGCGGGCGGTCGAACACGCGACCGCCTACCAGGGAAGAAAGGGTGGCGTCGCCGACGAGGCCCCCATGAACGGCTTTTTGGAGCTCCCAGCTGGCAGCCAATGTCATGAAGGACCTCCTTCCTCGCACGCGCATTTGAGCCAGCGGCGGCGGCCCTCCACATCCAGAACAGCGCGAATATTGAAATGTCGTGTTCCCAGCCGGAAGCGCATGTCGGTGGTGACACCGGCGCGATGCCGAATGGTGATCTCGGTGGTGGCGCGCGCACCCATACGATCTGCCGCTTCGCGTTCCCGGCCGCTCTTCTGATGTATGGCGGCCCAAATAATTGCTAGTTCGGTCCAGCTTTCTGTAGCGCCGCCGCCGCCATCAGCGAGAGCAGCCCGCTCTTCCAGGACGAGGCGATGTCGAAGGTCCGCAATCATAAGCGGAGCTTTCTGTATGGCGCGAGCAGCCTGCGAACCGGCGGTGTCAACTGATCGCCAGTGCACAGCGCCATCTCCCGGTTTTCATACCAGTGCGCCACGGTCATAAGGATCGCGTGCCGGATGTCCTGCGGCACATCACTGCCGCTCGGGCCAAAACCGCTCGCAAAGCGCACCACAATGCCCGCCGCAAGGGATTTGGGCCGGGGCCAGGTCGCCCCGTCTGTGCGGACCAACCGTGCGTTGAGGCCCGGTGCCAGATTGTAGGTGTCAGGGCTCAGCGCATTTCCATCAACAGCGACACTGGTGATGGACGTGACCGGTCCCATGTTGAAATCCACAACGGGCCCCGGCCAGGTGTCGAGTACCAGATCCCAGCTCTGGTCCAGCAGCGCCAGACCCGCGTAGGCTTCAATGCTTAATCGGGCGGCCGAGATATAGCCTTCGATCAGTACATCTTCGTCGATGCCATCGACGCGGAGATGCAGTTTTGCGTCGGCCAGATCAACGGGCTCGCTGACCGGACCGGTCACCAATGTGTGGGGCATAGGTTTCTCTTTGCTTCATCCACAATGGTTCGAGACGGGCTCCTCGCATCGAGGAGCCCCCTCACCATGAGGCTTCTGTTTCAAACCTCACCCTGAGGAGCGGTCGCAGACCGCGTCTCGAAGGGCGTGGTTTGTTAAGACACAGGCTTCACCGAGCCATGACCCAACAAGGCCAAAGCGGCGACCGGTGTGCCATTGCTATGGGTTCCGGTGAGTTCCACCTGCACCCGGCAGTAACGGGCATCGCCCACATAGCCGATGGCAAAGGCCTGCCCGTCTTCTGACGAATCATCGACCAGAGCAAAAATGCCGCTGCCATCGACCGCCGCCCCCAGCACGTCGCTGTCGTTCACAATTGCGGTCCAATTGGTGCCATCTTCGCTTTCTTCCAGCCTAAGGGCCAGCGAGACGGAAGGAGACAGAACATCACCGCTCATGCCGAGCGACACGATATGCTCCACACTCTCATAGCCCTGCCGGTCAATGGGCGCGCCCACGCGGGTCGCCGTGGTCACTGCCGGGTCAAGGCTTTGAACAATGCCGAGATTTGAATGTAGATCACGCATGTGCAGCCCTCCTTATGCTGTGCCGAATTTCAGAAGCTTGATCGCTTCGAAATTCTGAATGCCGCCGCCCACACGCTTTGTTGTGTAGAAGAGGACATAGGGTTTTGCCGTGTAGGGATCGCGCAGAACACGAATGCCCAAACGGTCCACAATGAGATAGCCGCGGCGGAAGTCGCCATAGGCAAGCGCGAAGCTGTCGGCGTCCACATCCGGCATGTCTTCAGCCTCGGCAATTGGCACATTCATCAGCCGCGGTGCTTGACCAGCCGTCAGGCTTGGCTGCCAGAGATAGTTGCCGTCTGCGTCTTTGAACTTCCGGATCTGCGCCTGAGTCTGCCGGTTCATGACAAAATGCGCGTTGGCCCGGTAGCCGGACTTCACCGAATAGACCAGATCGAGCAAAACATCGGACGGGCTGGTTGCCGGGAAGGCACCAGAGGCGCCGGTGGCGACATAGCCCACCTTGCCCCAGGCCCAGCTGTCATTGTCGATGGTGTCGTAGGAGAGGAAGCCGCGAGGTTTTCTCACACCATCGCCTGATAGAAAGGCCGCTCCTTCCTGCTCGGCGAAGGCGGTCTGCACTTCTTCTGCAATCCACTGATCAATGTTGACCGCGCTGTCATCCAGAAGCGTCGATGTGGCTGCCGGCATGGCGTAGAGCTCCATGACCGGAAACTCGAGCTCAGAGATTTTCGGAGTGCCTGTTTCGGCGCGTGGCTCTGTTTCGCCAACCCAACCGGTCGCCGCCCCGCTTGTCGCAAAGGGCTTCTTGTAGGATGCCGCACCGATCTGGCGAACACCTGCGATGGCGCGAATGGGGGATGCTTCGGAAACGATCCGGTCGATCATTTGTTCCGTTTCGCTTGGCACCAGATAGCCCCCATCCGGATCAGATTGAACAGATAGCGCCTTTTCTTCCAGACTGCGCAAGGGGCCCGTGCCACCCTGACGCACGTAGGTTTCAAAGGCGGCTTTGTGTTCCCGCGCCACTGGATTGAGCGAAGCCGCAGAGCCGATTTCAGGCCGGGTGAGTGACAGAGCCAGACCCTCAACCGTCTTTTGCTGAAGATCCAGGGCAGCGTTCAGACGGTCCACTTTTTCCGTGGTCACGACGTCGGCTGATAGCTTTCGCTCCACCTGGGACAGGCGATCATCATTGGCCAGCTTGAACGCATCAAAGCGCGTCATGAATTCATCCATGGCGTCGCGCACTTCATGCATGGCAGGCGAACTCAAGTCCGCACTTTTCTTTTCCGGCGCGGCGGTTGGCGCAGGACTGCCCAGCGTGTGGCCAATGCGGCCCACACGGGTCTCTCTTGTGAGAGGCATATCTTTCTCCTTAGATGGATTTAGTGAATGAAATGGGCGCCAGCTGCGCGGAAGGTCCGCGCCAAGGCTCCCAAGTCTGTTGAAGTGAAGCCAGCATCCCGCCGCGCCCTCACCGCTTTGTAGCCACCCGCGATCAAGGCGCGGGCGTCAGATCTGCTGAGTCCCGCATCCCGCGAAAGCCAGCGTTCTAGTTCTCGTTCTGTGGGCAGCCGTGCGGATTTCACCGCACTCACACGCGCGCCCGGCTGCATGGGAAAGGTCACGACTGAAATTTCCCACAGGTCCAGTTCCATCAGGTGGCGCAGACCGGTTTTGGCATCACGGACCGCTTTCACCGTGTGGAAGCCGATGGAGAGGCCATCCAACGCGCCTGCTTTCATGAGGGCGTGGACGTCTCTTGCCCGCGCCACATCCAATGTGAGGCGGCCACGCACATAGAGACCACGGC